GACCAAATCTACTTACATCACAGCCCCAAACAACTTCTGTTTCGTCAACTTCTACATCTCTATCTAAAGATTCTGATATGAGGTGTAAAGGTATTATCGCATCCTCGTTAGTGTCTGGAAACTCGCCTAATACACGAATACGATACACATTTGAGTCAATACCATATTTTTTTTCCATGTCCGCTATGAAAGTCGGATTGACAAAATCAGAATCATGGCAACTTACACTGTATCGTTTCCACGTATCTCGCATCTTATGGTGCGTGTCGTAAAAATATCCACTGTTTCTCGTGGGGTTACCCGTCAATATAACTTTAGCACCCTTGGTGGATAACGAACCTTCAGCCGTTTCAAACACAATATCTGGAATGCCCGATGCCTCATCGCATATAAACAACATATTAGGACTATGAAACCCTTGCAGTGATTCTGGGCTTTCTCTTCTTGATGTGACAAAACTAGCAAAGCTGTCTACAGCACCCAATAAATTTATCTTGTCTGACTTAAATTCAAATAAATTTTTAAATCCATCAGGCATATTACGATGCCATTTGTTACATTCAGCCATCAATACATCGTTTAACTGACGAGCCGTGTTCGCAGTTACAGCAACCTTGCATGGAATCTTTGTACTCAGCCAATAAATAATTAACCAACTCAATAACGCAGACTTGCCCGTTCCATGTCCAGATTTAATGCTAATCTTGTCATGTATTAATAAATCTTCTAATACCTTGCGTTGCCATTTTTGAGGCTTTGCACCTAACATGGTTTCAACAAACAGAATTGGATCAAGTGCAAGTTTTGTTATTATTTCAGAATTTTTCATAGAATCCTATTGGGTTGTTCTAAAAAACAAGGGGGGTAGTATGAGGGAGGTATTACTATAATAATTGCACCCGCCCGATATTATTGACGGGGGGGGTAAAAAAAATACCAAGATCAAGACTACCAAATGTATAATCTATGTATAAACGTTTGTAAGTTATTGATATTGTTATTAAAACTTCGGTGTATCTAACCAAAGTCTAGGATAATAATCAGCTAAGTGTTTGATTTTATTGACTTTTTGTTTTTTTCCTCGTGCGTAGTGCTAAACGACTTGTGCGGTTTTGCACCCTCAATAACTTCTAACCCTTGATTTCCCTTGCCTTTTTCTAACATTCTTCTTTGTATTTCGCTTTGAACCTTCGTCAGTTCATCTACATAATTCGTCTGATTAACATCAACTATCTGCCTATCTGACCACTTACTATTCATTTTACTTACAGTCCATTTCAATCCGTCTATAGCTACCCGACAATTCTGGAAGTCATTTCTTTGTCCAGTTAATAATTCTAAACAAATATCGTTAATCATTTCACCATACAAGTCACCTTGATTTTGTCTGGCTTGTTGATACATTTTGTTAAACTCTTCATCATTATTCAGCCATTTCATAATCGCTTGAACTGTTGGCATATCTTTTAGTTTTGAAATAGATCGTACTGATTTACCTTCTGTGATTAGCTGACAAATCTTTGTTAATAATTCTGGTGTTTTTTTTACTGGCTTTTTTGACATGACGTTCCTGCAATATTTGTTTTTTGGTTCTGCACGTTTTAGCAATTAAAACTTTTCCTTTTTTTTTAATTAATCCATCTCTTGTGACTGATATGGTTCTGTCTATATGATTAATATGTTTGTAACTAAATAGACACTCTTTGCCCATAACTAAATCGATTTGCTTATCAACAACTCCGTTGACTGTAAACAAAGTTGTTATAACAATAAATTCAAACACAAGCCTAGTCCGAGGTAAAGACTAGGCATTGATAAAATAATATAGGAAGGATAATAAAAATCTTTTTGATTTTTCTTTAAATCTATCATTTCTGGTTGCCTTGTCAATACTCTATACCTTTTTTATTATATTTACTTGTATTTTATACCAAATAGGAATAATATCTAGTCATGTTAGATAAAATATTTAATTATGGTATAAAACTTTTTGGTATGTTTTTATTACCAATAAGTATTTCTTATGCGATTCATCATTTGGTTGAGACTAATTATTTGAATTGTGTTTTGAGTATTCCATTATTTTTATTTGGCTTATTCTGTGTTTTATATGAAGAACAACATTACACCGATTAATCCAAATTACTATAAAGCCACAACATTAGATGGCAAAGAAATTGAAGTATTTGAAATAATAGATGCTTTCAATTTAAATCATTATCGTGCTTGCATGATCAAATATATTTTACGTGCTGATAAAAAGGGCGAACCAATTTTAAATTTATTAAAATGTTATAAATATCTTAATCGTGAATTAAAACGTTTAGGTCTAGATGTAAGTTATCTTGAGTTTGCCCTTAAACAACATGACACCAGTAAACCTTTAACTGATACCCCAGATATCACAAAGAGTATCAAGACCGACAATTAAAACTGTCATACCCGTCTTTGATCTGACTTTGTAATTAACCTCCCATGTTTTGATGGGTTCGTTGTATAATACAACACTATCTAAAATACTGGTTAATGGTTTACCAAGTTGCATCCTTGCTTTTTGTAATTCAACATAATTTTCACCCTGCATCAATCCGATATTGTTTTGTGAACTTGCACTAACAACGGGTTTTAATGCTGACGTTGTTTTTGGTTCTAACCCTGAATGCCGCCAAAGTTTGTAATATTTAATACCTGCATCATATTGTGGTTCAGTAATTAATTTTTTTAATAAGTATGTGTCTAATAGTGTCTGGTTTAAACGTCTTGCTCGTGTTATTTTTGTTTCTGTTACTTCATAATCATATACATTTTTACGTAATTGTTCTGTGGTTGGTAGGTCATTGTAAACGGGTTTTTGATTTTCGAATCGTAAATCTTCTGCTTTAAACTGTTTTTTCTTTTTACGTCTTGGCATTAATTAATCCATATTTTATTGCTTTTAATTTATCCTCCCGACTTAATTCATATTGTGAGCCAAACTTTGCTTTTACAACTTTGCTTTTTAGTATTTGTATTTCTGAAGGTGTTTCTTCAACATCATTATATTCATCCTCCCAACGTTTTGCATTAAGCCACGTACTTGCATGTGGAATAAATTGTATATCTGTTTTTTGTTCTTCCATATTCCATTGTTTTACTTTTTTAATTAAAAAATCAAAACTAATTAACTTTATTGCATCTTGAAATGATTTAAATGCATCAAATTTCTTTTTCTTTTTTCTCCATAATTTCCAAAACTCTTCAAAATCTTCTGTATATTGATTAACTAATTTAGGTTTCTTTTTGGACATATTTATATTATGTGTTTTTATATTATTGTTTCTTTTATATGTGTCCTGATTTTCCGTATACGGCTTTTCAGGATACGGCTTTTCAGGAAGAAGTTGGATTTCGTGGCTTTGCGGAGTGTCAAAAATAAAATAATCGTAATTTATAATTTTTCCGCTTTTTTGTCTGGACTGTTTTCTAATTATGTATTTAAAATCAATAAGTTGCTTGATTATTTTGTAGCATTTATCTCTGCCGATATTATTTTTTTTGCATAGATCAGTTATGTTTAACCGCCACGTTGAGGGTAATGATAATAAATAAATTAACATACCTCGTGCATCTAAAGTTAGACTAAAATTTTGAATAATACTGTTTGGCACTGTTGCAAACTTATCTTTTAATTTAGATTTATTTATGAAATGTAAATCGTTCATCAAATAGCCTTTTTGTAACGTGTTTCCATAATGTATTTCCAAAAGTCTTCTGGTTCTGCCATTTGATTTTGTTCAAGTGTGTAAACATCGCCATTACCTAAATTTTCTTTTTTTGCAAACTCAATAAAATATTTTCTGGATGTTGCCCCAACTATTGATAATTTTTCTTTGTGCTGAGTGTCTTGATAAACAAGAATGGCAAAGTCCGATACAAACTTTTGTTTATCCTTAAATATTAATTTACACTTTTCATAAAACGATGTTTTAACTTGCAAAGACTTTCCATAAAACCACAAATCATGTCCATTATCGTAGCCGCTTGGCAAGGGATGA